TTCAACAGGGGCTTGGCAGTTGGTTGATACGAATATATCGGGAGTTTCAAATGCCAATAAGGATGTAATCAATGAAATAAAAATAACCATAACCAACGCCGACGCGGATAATACATTTTACCTGGATTATATGTATGGAGAAGCCCCTGTAACGGTCAGCTATGGATTTGTTAACTAAAAAAAAGGATTATCAGATGAGCGAACATAATTGCCTATATGAAGAACGCTGGGGCAGGGTTTTAACCCAACTGGAAAACTTTACCGCTAAATTCTGTAAGCACGTCGATGAAGGCGAAAAAGAAGGCGGCCATAGGGATCAGCTAAGGGATAATATTAAGGACACCGTTTACTTAAAGAAACAAATTTCAGAGATAAAGAAATCACAATGGAAAGTAGGGATTATAAGCGGCCTGATTGTAGGGGTAGTTATCAAATCCCCTGAAATCGGTCATTTAGTTTTAGCGATTATTACTAAGTTAGCCTTTGCCGGACAATGACTTTATGTAACCTTAAAACCCGTGAAATGAAAGAAGTCCATGTTTGTAATGAACGGTGTCCTAAGTGCCTTAAATATTGCGTCCTTGAGATTCACCCTGAATATAAGAAATATCGTCCAGAAAGTTTAGATTTTGAATGCTTCCTTTGCGGTTACACCTGGAATAAGGGGGCAATAGATGAGCGAATTTGTAGTAGAGAAACGCAGGAATAGGCATAATCTTTGCCCTGATTGCGGAGGGTTCTTATGCCGGTGGAACAATATGGACAAATTAAGCTGTCTGAATTGTCCTTACACAATAGAAGCTAAAAGGGAAATTGACAAAGGGATTCCCACGATGAAGGAGATAAAAAGAGAATGGCGGTGAGGCGCAAGAAACTTTCCCCTGTTGATGAGTTCCTCTGCAAAAATGGTTGGGGGATAAGACGGATACTGGAAAAGAGGAAGCGTGGCAAATAGCAGATTCCCAGAATGTAAAGTTTGCCGGACAACTACGCCCAGGATTATTAAGGCTGATAGGATTACCTGCTTGCGCTGTGGCACGATAACGCATTATAAGAGGAGGGAGAAGAAATGATAACCTTAAAAGTTCCTAATTGGTGGGATAGTATCAGAGCAATTCTCGCCATTACTTTGTCCTTTTCATATTGCACAGGGGTTTTATATCTCAAAATTCCTAAAGCAGATTTAGAGGGATTAAAAGAATTAGCTACAATGGCAATCGTATTCTATTTCGTATTAAAAAAACGGACAGAAGAAAAGGAAGGAGAGGGGAAATGAAACTGGACAAATGGTTCTTTAGGAAAATGTTTTTCTTGCTTGCTGTGTTGATTGCTTTGGCGGGAACGGCAAGAGCCGCAACTATCGAGGATATTGTTTCTAAGATTCCTGCGACTAACGCCGGTGCGTATTTTTCGATTGATTCAAAACACTGGGAGTTTATCTCAACCTTTCAGGCCGCTAAATACAAAGGGTTTAACCTTAATCTTGGTTATGCTTCCCCGGATAGTTTTGTGGCAATGTTAGGTTATGAAATAGCAAAACTTGAAAACTTAGGCGTTGAGATTCCCGTATTGAAAGACCTGGTAGTTGACGCAGGTTGGGCTTTAGGGTGGCGAGAACCAACAGAAGAACAGGAATTTACACACGGGCCAGCAGTAACTTTTAGCTGGAAATGGTGAAGATATGAACTGGAAAATTGCAGGGATAATCTTAGGGCTATTGCTATTCTTAGGGGTTATGGGGGCTGCAGTATATAAGATTGTTCAGCCTACGGAAGGACAAAAGGCAGAGAAAATCATCAATCAAAATAGAACATATGATTATCACCCGGTTATGGCATTTGGCTGTATGAGGATTCCCGATGAAGATAAAAAGCCTGATAAATCTCCTTAAACTAAAGTGTTTCGCCGTTATAGGATCGTTATGCAAATTGTTGGTAAAGAAATAATCAAGGGAGTAAAAAGATGGTGGAGACGATTATTGCGAAAATGGGATTTGTGGTTGGAGCCGCCTTTATAAGCGGATGCCTATATCGCCTTGGGGGGTGGGAAAAGGGCAATAGACTGTTCAGGATCATAGGTTGCCCGGCAATAAGCCTTGTTCTCTATTTATGGCTGTTCGGCTTATCCTGGAGCCTCTGGTGGGCTTATTTAGCCTATTTTGGGGCTTGTGCCGGGGCTATTTCGGCCTATTGGGGGTTAGATGAGGCAAAGTGGGGATATTGGGCTCATGGATTAGGGCTTAGCCTGGCCGCTTTCCCGATTGCCTATGTTACCGGGAACTGGATCGGATTTGTCTTAAGGACGGTTATTTTGACTGCTTTCATTACGATCTGGAGTGAATATACCAAGTGGGATATCTTGGAAGAATGGGGTAGAGGTTTTATATTGACTGCCACAATACCGTTGTTGCTTTTTTAAGATATGAAAAAACAATCTCCTGAAACTCATCTTGTCCGGCAGATTATCACCTACCTTAATATAAGTGGTTGGGAAGCAAAAAAGCTTAAGACTCACGGAGTATTTGATACCCAAAGAAAATGTTTCCGTAGTGATCCTAACGCTTGGGTAGGAGTGCCAGATATTTTGGCATTTAAGGATACTGCAATAATGTTTATAGAAGCTAAAATCCTGCCTAATAAAATCAAGCCTGAATCTCCGCAAGCGCATTTCAGGGAACTCTGCAATAAAGCCAGTGTCATTCATTATGAAATAAATTCTCTTGAACAACTGCAAGAAATATTGAAATTTTGCTTTTAAGGATATTCTGCAATTAATTAATTTTCTATAAGCAATTATTTTCAACTCTCCGTCGCTGGTTAGGGTTAAAGAATTATCTTGACAAATAAAGAATTATCCTTTATAATTTTATCAGAGGTGAGAAATGGCAAAAACAGGTTATATTGGATTAGTAATAAAGGGCGAATTAAAAGAGATGTTAATTAATCTTGCAAAGAAAGAACGCAGGACACAAACAACAATTTTAGAACAAGCATTATTAAATTATTTCAAGGCAAAGAAATTATCTCCTTGGGATAAACTTCCAAAATCGAAGCAAGAAGCAATGATGAAGAAAGCAAAAGATTTGATAAAGGAGTAAGATAAATGTTGAAACAAGCCGAGCCAAAAGGGGCAGATTTTTTATTAAGAAGATCAATCCCTATCCACAATCCAGAAAAAGCAACTGCTCGCTCTGGTGAGGCTCGGCAAAGTTCTCAAGTGGGTAGGGATTTTTTTTTAAAAGAAAAGGAGTCTGAAAATGCCCAACTATCCTGACCTCAACACTCGTTATCTTGACTGGAAACGCAGGGAAAAAGGTTTCAAATGGCACAGGGCAGGGAAGCCGAAGCCGGAGGATCATCATTTTAATAATATCTTATGGGCGTCATTCACCGCCATAATCCTCTTCGGCATATTCTTTCTTATTTTCTCCTTATTCGCAAAGGTGGCAAGGGCAGAGGAGATTGATTTGACTATCATAGCGCAGATAGAATCATCCGGGAATCCTTTGGCATATAACCTTAACAGTAAGGCAAGAGGATTATATCAGATAACGCCGATTTGCTTAAAAGATTATGTCCAGATGAATGATATTTTTTATGCTGATCCAGATTATCTTTTTAATCCCGCTTTTAATACTAAGGTTGCTAATTGGTATTTTAACAAGCGCATACCTCAACTTTTAAAACATTTTAATAAATCGGTTACCTTGGAAAACGTCCTTTGGGCTTACAATGCAGGCATAGGTAAAGTAATTAAAGGAAATATGCCTAAAGAGACTAAAGACTATATAGCAAAATACAAACGATTAGCAGGTGCAAAATGACCCTTCCCGACATTGAGAATATCATCCGTGAATACGGTTTTACTGATATGCAATTTTGTGCCTTGGCGCATATTGCCCGGACTTCCTTGTTTTACTGGCGTAATGGCAGGCCGGTATCACATTGTTCAGGTAAAAGAATAAGATTACTGTTGATGAGATTAGTTAGAAAAGAAAGGAAGCCAATATGCCTCATATAATCTGTGAGAAGAAAGATTGCTTCAACAATGAAAGTGGGGAATGTATGGTGTGGGGTTTGTGCATTAACGCTGAGGGGTTTTGTTGTGAATATTCGCCTAAATTCGACCCTGACGACCCTGGACACGAAAGAGTATAAATGCAAGTTGACACTACCCAAATTTTGACCGCTCGTATGCCATTCTTTCATCTGACCGAGAAAGACGGATTGATAATCGGCTGTGTCAAGGGTGAGATACCATGTGATAATTGCCTGTTTAAAAAGGCGTGTGTATTGAGTTTAGATAAAGAAGGAGTAAGTTTATGACCGTAAACAGGCAACTTTGTGAGGAAATCAGAAAGCGCAACAAATGGTCTCCTGACCTTTGTATGCTATGCCGGAATCGTAATAAATGCAAGGATCAACCAAGAAAAAAGGAGGATTAACTATGGACTTTCCAGAGTTACAAGAAAAGGTTTCCAAGGAACAAAAGGAAGCAGATATTACCGCCAAGTATGAGGAAGATTTGCTGACGATTAATCGGTGCATTGATAAACTCCTTGAGATAAAAACAGAACGCACCGCAGAATACTTAAAACAGCTTAAAGGGGTTCAGGATGCCCAATAAGCCCATTCAGGAGCTGATTGACAGCCAATTATCTAAAGAACAGGACGCAAGGGCAGGCCGGGTAAGATCAGGGCTTTGGAGTCCTTCTTTGTTGGGCAGATGTTACAGGGCGCAATACTATAATAGGTTTAATGCTCCCGCCTCTAACCCTTTTGACTTAACTTCATTGAGAAAACTTAAGGCTGGAAAGTTATTCCACGATTTCGTGCAAAATATTGTTGTCCAGGCTGACCCCTCTATCCAAACAGAGGTCTTATTGACTACGGATAACGCCAAAGGTTACGCTGATCTCGTCAATGGAAACGAGGTGATTGATTTAAAGAGCCAGCACTCCCGCAAATTCTGGCATAACCAGAGGCAAATCAAGGCAGGCAAGAAGATTGAGGATATGTTTTATCCTAATTGGATGCAAGTAATGTTTTACGCCCAGGTGTTAGGCAAAGAATACGCCAGGTTGGTCTTTATCTCTAAGGATGACTTGACGATTCAGGAATACAAGCTTCCCCTTGACGGTTACTGGAAGGGCGAGTTGGATATGGAGTTTACCAAGTTAGAATACTATTGGAAACAAAGGCTTATTCCCCCGGCTTCTCCGCGCTGCTTTAAGGATGAAAGCGGAAAATCTAAGGAATGTGATTATTGCCAATGGAAAGATCTTTGCTTGAAAATGAAAGAGGATTCCGTGAAAGAGAGTGTTGGTTTTGCGGAAAACAAACCCCAACAAACAAGCTGAAGTTTAACTGCCCCTTTTGCGGGGTAAGCTTAGACTTCTGCTACTATGCGCCGTTAGGCGAAGAAAGGAGTAGTTCTGTGAAACCGCCAAAGAGAGAGACAACTTTTGAGAAACTTAAAATAGGGGAAATGCTCCCCGGAGCGATTGAGGATATTGAATACGATATAAGCCATAAGTTCAGCTTTAAAGGTGAGGATAAGATTTCACCCGGAGTGCGTTTTGTTTTTAAGGTTGACGGTTACCAATACCATCACCGTTCACGCTGGATGAAGTTTAATGCCGGGGAGAAGTCTAACCTATACAAGATGATCCTTTCAAAACTGGTTTCAAATGCCAAGCCGGATATGGAGTTTGACATTGACCACCTGAAGGGATTAAGGGTTAAGACCCTTTGGGCGGAAAATAACGACTTTCAGAACCTTGAGAGTGTTTTCCCCGAAGATGAAAAGGTGTTATTCACGACGGAAGATGCGCCAATGGAAGAAGAACCACTGGAAGAACCGCAAGCTTGATAATCTTTCTATAATTTGTTTAAGTGGGTTGCGCATACTTCCACGCAAGAAAAGAGGAAATTATGTCTCAAGAAGATAAGATACTTTCATATTTACAGAGTGGAAAATCATTAACCTCATGGGAAGCGATACAGTTATTCCGTTGCACAAGGTTGTCTGGTCGAATATTTGATTTACGCCAGAAGGGTTACAATATTCAATCTCATCTTGTCTGTAATGATAAAAAACACTTTGAGGAATACTGGCTATCAGATGAACCGATACCGACAGAGCAAGAACAGGCGATCTGCCATAGTAACAAGATAGCGGAGAATAGGATAAATTTTAAGGAAATAGAGAAGCAAATGGCGTGGTTATGATGCTAAGCGATAAGATAATGCACATATTTATGGTGGCATATTTTATACTGGCGGTTATATGCTTGTTTGAGAAGAATTATCCGAGAATGCTTTACTGGATATGTGCAGGGGGAATAACAGCATCGGTGCTATGGGGGATGAGATGAAGAAATATCAAATTATTTATGCTGATCCACCGTGGAATTATGCTGATCAAGGTTGTCAAGGAACTATGTCTAATCACTACCAAGGAATGAAGATTGATGATATTTGCAATCTATCTTTGGGAGGGATATGTGATGATAATTGTGTATTATTTTTATGGACTACTTATCCTATGCTAAAAGAAGCACTATCGGTTATTGAGGCTTGGGGATTTAAGTATAAAAGTATAGCTTTCCAATGGGTAAAATTAAATCCTAAAAGTAAAACTCCTTTTTATGGACTTGGCAGATGGACGAGAGGAAACACTGAACCTTGTTTATTAGCCACAAAAGGAAAACCAAAAAGGATTTCTGCGAGTGTATTTCAACTAATTCAAGAACCAAGAGAGGGCCATTCCAAAAAACCCAATATTGTTAGAAATAAAATAGTAGAACTCATGGGTAATCTCCCCCGTATAGAACTCTTTGCCCGCCAAAAAACAGAAGGTTGGGATGTCTGGGGTAATGAAGTAGAAAGCGATATTAAATTATAATACCAATGACCAGAATTGCAAGGACAATCCGAAGAAATAAAAGGCGCAGAAAAAATGCTTGACAGGGGAAGGATTGTATTGTAAAATGAACATAGAAATGGGGAGCTTAATGGACAAACATAAAAATAAAAATATAGCGACGAGAAAACAAGCTCGCCGCTTTTTTATTACCCCTGGTGCTCCCCAGCTCAAAGAATAGTGGTGTAAGAGCCATTGTTCGCCAGGGGTAATTTTTTTTAAGGAGAGTAATGAAACCGCCATTAGATATTGAAAGATACAAAAATGAGAAAAGAAAGCTTAGCATATTAATTGATAATCCTTTACCTGAATATATTGGAAAAAGAAAGGAGAGTTATGTTGGTTGTATTTATGATTATGATGATAATTTTTTAGTTTTAGATACATATAAAAATAATAAAAGATTATCAGGAATTGCTATTAGGTGGGAAATGATTTTAAGTATTTGGATATATCACGAAAATATAATAGAGGAATAATATGAATTATGTTCACATCAGAAATCTACAAAAATATCACCCCGGATATAAAGATAGGACTCTTCAATGGGCAAAAATTTACTTTAAGGTTGCTCAAGGCGATCCCGATTGTGAAATGATAACCAATGAAATTGATTGGGCAAGATTAATAAAATTTATACTTTTGGAACTTGAAGCACAAAAACCAATTCCCCTTGATGAAGGTTATTTAATTAAAAAAGGGTTTAATCTTAAAAAAAGACCTATCTCCTTAACAATAGATATGTTACACAACTTTTTAGAGGTGATACACTCCGAAAGTGAAATCCGTGTATTAGATAAAGATAAAGATAAAGATAAAGATAAGAATAAGATATATGTGGATTGGGAACAATCCACCTTTACCAAATGGAATTCTTTTTGTGATAAATACCCTTCTCTCGTAAAGATAAAAGAAATCTCGGAAAAAAGAAGGCAACACCTTAAAAAACAATTTGGGCGAGAAAGTTTTAAAAATTTTGATAAAATACTTGAAGCCATAGAACAACAACCTTTTTTGTTGAATGGAAATAATAATGATAAACATCAAAATTGGAGAATAAGTTTTGATTGGTTGATAGAAAATGATAATAATTATCTTAAAGTATTAGAGGGAAAATATAAAGAAATTCCTAAAAAAACCGATATGATAAAACTTAATAGACCATTAATTTAACGGAGGCCACTATGAGAGCGCCTGAAACATATCCTAAAGAAATCTATTTAGACTTAGCGTTAGGTTTTAAAAAAGCGTATGAACAGAATAAACGGGAGATTGAAACCTTTGAGCATATTTTTCTTAACAAGGCATTGACCAAGAAATGCAGGGATAGTTTTAAGGACTTATTAAAAATTATTTACAAAGAAAGGGATGATAATGCGAGAAACGCAAAATACTACCGAGCGCTTTATAACTCACCTGAAGGACGCAAGCGAGTTATTACATGGTGTAAAGCTTGAGTTAGAATCCAGGGGGGATGATCCAGAAATGTCTATAACATCTTTACCTGATTTTAATCACAAAATTTGGGGGCTTAAAAGAGGGCTTACGGTGGTTGGCGGCCGGACAAGTATGGGGAAGTCGAGTCTCGTTTTGCAAATGGCCTATGATTTGGCGGATCAACAAAAAGAAGTTTTATTCCTTTCGCTTGAAATGACTACCGAAAACCTTGTTGAGCGTTTATTTTGCAATATCCAAAGAGTGGATAATTTTGATATGCTTACCGGCAAGCTAAAAACAGAAACCATTTATCAGGAAAAATGGGGGCAGTTTGAAAAGTTAATGAATATTCCTTTAAAAATTTCCTGTGGATTAGGAAAAACTTTTGATGATATAAATGATTTAATTGAAATTTTAGACCCGAAACCGAAAGCGATCTTTGTTGATTATGTCCAAGCTATCCGCAAGACTACAAATGAACGCCTTGAAATGGATGATTATATTATACGTTTTAGGGAAATCTGCCTTAAAAACAATATAGCTGGGGTCTTGGTTTCGCAGAACTCCCGTAAGGTTTTTGATGAAGAAAGCAAAGAACCGTCTTTGGCAAATCTTAAATCTACCGGGGCTTTAGAGGAGGTGTCTGATACGGTGTTGCTGGTTTTCTGGCCTCATTTCTATAATGAGCGAATAGATAGGAATATTTATAAAATTATTATTGCTAAACAGCGTAATGGCCGGACAGGAGATTATTTAGTTAATTACATACCAGAATATTATAGATTTACTGAATTGTCTTTGGAACAGAAAGAAAATTTGAATAAACAGAAAACGACTCAAGAGAAAGTGAAGGAAATCTTTAACGCAGACTAATTCTCCCAGCAGTAAGAAAGGACGCTATGAAAAAGAAAAGGAAGAAAAGTTTAAACATTATTGAGGAGTTGTGATGTTGAAAGGAGACCCTAAATGAGCGATAAACTGACAGAGATATTACAAGGATTAGTAGGATTATTTCACGGAAGCGCAGATACAGATTGTCGGTTGGAGAAAGTCCACCAAGCCATCCTCTCTTTGCTGATGACGGAGGAGGAGATAGAAGGTTTAATTAAAGATTTGGATTGGGGGATAAAAGAATCCAAATTTGGAGATGGGTTTGATTGGGTAGCAATACAAGGAAAATTGGTTGATAAATTGCCCAAAGCGGTAGCCCAAGCAATCCACAATCAGATGATGAAAAAGATGGGAGGGAAAAAATGACAACCGCAAGAGAGATATTAGGAGATTTAGTAAAAAGTATTCAAGGTGGAGATTTAACGGTATACAGTAAAGAAATGATTGATGATGCCCTCTCTTCTCTCCGTTCCCTGCTGATTGAGGGGATGCCGAAGAAGAAATTTATAATTGAACAAAACAAAAGTCCTATGTCAGATATTATGAATGATTGTGAAGTAAGACGGGAAGGCTACAATCGAGCTCTTCCCGAGATCACCGCAAAGATTGATGAACTGTTAAAATAGAGTTGATAGGGGACTGTGGCGTAATGAATACGCAAGGCCGATCAGGATAGCTGGTAGCGGCGGAGCTAAATGCCTTTTAGCGTAGAAGCCGACGAAGCTGTAACTCCTATGCAGTCAAATCTCTGCTATTTTAAATTAAAAGATTAGCAGGTAAAAATCCTGCCAGCCCCCTATCGCTAAAAAGGGGAATAAAATGGATGGAAAGGAATATTTTCTTGTCGCAAATAGTAAGGTAACCTATAAAGCAACCAATGGGTTGATAACAGAACTTCATATTGACGGTGAAGAATGGGTTAAAAAAGGATACCCACCAACTGTCAGAGAAATGTTAGAAGAAAAGCCGAGAGCGAAAGTGCCGGAGGAATTGGATAGGTCTTTTTTTTGTCAGAGTAAAGATGGATATCTATTGGGCGTTGCAATAATGGCGTTAACAGACACACTTAATGAACTTATCGCCTGGGCAAAGGAGATTGAGAAGGAGAGATGATCTACCGCTTTTTTAACTCCCTCGACTCCTGGTGGTTCACTATCAAAAAAGAAGCCTTCGAGAGACTCTGGGGGGCCGGTAGCGATATTCCCACAGCGCTTAATCATCTCAACGACTTTATCAATACTAACTTTCATCACGGCGGCTGGCACAGGTTAGGGGCTTTCTGGATCATCATTAACTTCTGGCTTAACCTGGCGTTTGTGGTAATTGGGGGAATTATATTATGGCGAAAATCGAAGCGATAGCTAAAGAGGTTTTGAATGTATTGTTTAGAGTAATCTTGGTATTGTTTTTTCCTTTAACTATATTGTTCTTAATTTTATGGATAAAACGTGAATCAAATGCAACCAAAAAAGAATGGATAAAAAGATTTCCTACTATGAGTATTAATAAAAACGGAGAATTTTGCGAAATTAAAAAGGAGGAGCTCAATGGCGTTTAAAATGTGTTCTAAGAATTGCAAGACCAAGGAGTGTTGCACAGGAAATTCAAGAGTTAGCGCTGATGAGATGCTGCGCTTAAAAAGCGTTAATAAGCAAGGTCTGGGTTTTATCCCTACTGAAGAAGAGGGAATTTATGCTATTCAGCCGGTCAAAGGAAAATGCCCTCTATTAGGTCCAAAAGGCTGTATGTCAAAATATAAGCCGCTTAGCTGTTTCTTGTGGCCCTTTATGCCTACGGAAAGCGGCGGCTGGATTATGCGGATGAAGTGTCTGCATTGGGACACGATCACGAAGGCTGATTTTGCCGCGGTTAAGCGTAGATATGCGCGGTATAAGCATTACTGGAAACACAAGGTTAAACTATAAAAGGGGGAGGAAGGGATGAATAAAAATTTTACGCTAAAACCGATATGGGAATTAAGGCTTGACCTGCGAAAAAAAGCGGGAAAACTAAGCGAAGAAATCCAAAGGTTAAAAAGTAAATCTGATAAATTGTCTTCCGAGAGTTTTAAACTTGACCAGGAGGCAAGGAAAATTGCCTGTGCTTCGCGGTCAATGATTGAAGCAGGCAACAAAACCAATACTGAATGGGAGATTCAAAAGCTCGAGAGCCAACTTCTTGCCATTGAATCACAAAAAATTCTATCTGAAAGCCTGAGGTTAGGTTTTAAATCAAAAGCACTTTTAGAAGAAAGGGCTATTCTAAAACTTGAACTGGATCGGCTCTATAATTTATCTGATAGAATCTGGCTTAGGGCTGTTTTAAAAGCTTACGGCAACATAAAAATCGAGTGGATATTTAGGGGGTTGAAGGGTTCGGCGTGTAAATTACCAAACGGAGAAATCTTTGAACCATGAAAATAAATCTTAAAAATCCTGACTCCTGTATCGGCTGTCCTTGCGTGGACAAATGGCCGCCTAAACATATCTTTTGCCAGATGTATGGCGAGGTCATACCGGCAGAGTATGACGAACAGTTTAACTTAACCAAAGCCGAGAGGCTAAAAAGGTGTAAGGAGGAGGAATGATAAAAGTATTACGTTATAACCAAGTTAATTGTAATATAATACGAATAAGAAAATATGATATGATAAATCCAAGTGATTACAAGGATATTGATTCAAAAGAATAAGGAGTTTAAGGGGTAGGCAAACTTTGCAGGAATAGCCTACGCCCCATGCCAGTGATTTGATTTTTTGACAATTAAATTGGAATACGGAATTGAATTACTGGTTAAGAATTTAAAAAGGAGGAAACATGAAGGAGGAAAAAATGGAAGGCAAGGTAGTTGTTGATGTAAACGATCCGGCAAGGTTTGAGAAATTACCCGATGGCTGGATAAGGGACTACAAGGAGAGGAAAGAACACGGCCCCAGCTCTGACAGGATAATGGGCCCGAAGGAAAGAAAAGAGTTTTGCGCCAAGCTCGGAGGAGAAGAACCAACGGCCGCGGAGGCAGCGTCCATTATTAACTTTGAAGGCGATCCCTGCTTCTTTTCGATATTCGCCGATACCAAGACGGGCGATTGGTATGCAACCAAGAGCGGACCGGCCTGGTATAAGGGCAACGCTCGCATCGTGAATTATGACGACGGCAACGTGGGCTACAACAATAAGGGCTACAAATATTATGTTCGGCCTGTCCGCCCCATGCCAGTGATTTGATTTTTTGACAATTAAATTGGAATACGGAATTGAATTACTGGTTAAGAATTTAAAAAGGAGGAAACATGAAGGAGGAAAAAATGGAAGAGATACTAATATTAAGAATGTCAGGAAGAGGTAATGGTTTTTTAGTAAGAGGATGTAAGAGTAAAAGAGAAAGAGAGTATATAATAGATAAAATTTTTAGAGCCTCTCTTGCTTATAGAAAATTATATAAATTAAGAAAATGCTGTATATAACCTAAGGAGGCTCAATGGACAGAGAGAGGATTGAGGGGGCGATTACTTGGTTAGGAGCGGAAATTATAAAACATACTATTCCAGGTAGTGCTCCTTGTTTATGTGATAGATGTCAGTCACTATCCTTTACACAGGAAGTTTTAAAAAGAATCAGCGTGGAGAGGTTGTTAAATATAATTATAAGAAAGGCTCGACAATCAGACGTATTTAATAAAAATGGAGAAAAAATAGGAAATATTTCATTGTTAAGTGATTTTGAAGGCTTAGCCCAATCAATCCATGATGAGATCGTGGGAAAGGAGAAAGAATGAGACTTTTAGTTTTCTTATTGCTCAAAGTTACTGAAATTATCGGAGTAGTCTTTGTGCCATATTGGGTGGGGAGAGTGTTTGATTTTTTATGTCATAACCCTTTTGATAACAAATGGGGAAGAAGAATTGGTTTTTGGTTACAAGGATTTTTTTGTTCAACTGCATTGTTAGTTTTGGGATTTATAATTCCTTTTTTATGGGGTGGCTTTTGGCACAGAATCGTTTGGTTAATTAATCTTAACTGGCAATGGGCTGGAAAGATATTAGGAAAATAAATGCTCTCTACTCTCCTTCACCTCAACGATTTTCTAAACAGTAACTTTCATCACGGCGGCTGGCATAGGCTCGGGGCATTCTGGATCATCATTAACTTCTGGCTTAACCTGGCGTATTTGGTAATTGGGGTGATTATATTATGGCGAAAATTGAAGCGATAATCTCATTCTTCATTAAACTATTCGGATTAATCTTCTGTGCGGTGTTAGCCTGGAAAGACAAACTTAATGACAAAAATTAAGCCTAAGAAGAATCATCCCTGGAGAAAGCAAAAATTCGGTAAGGCTAAAAAGAAGGAGAACAAATGCCTTTCACAATCACGCTAAAAGATAACGATAGCTGTATCGGCTGTCCTTGTGTGGATAAGTGGCATCCTGGGCATATCTATTGCACTTCCAAATTCTGTAGTGCCATTTCCGGGCATTGCAACAATAACATTCTGTTTCATCAGGTAATAGCATTGTAAATCTTTTATCTTTCCACTCTTGAGAATTTATATAGATATTATATTTAATCTTCATAAGGTGTTTTCCTTTCATAGGGTTTTTTCCATTTCGGTAATTGATTAAGAGTAAGTTCGGGAAGAATATTTCCCATATTATCGAGTTTTACCATTTTGTATTCATCGTTGTATTTGCGTTGGGTAAGATCAAAATTACAAAGCATAGCGTAATTAGGTCGAACCCCTATTCTTGATTTAACTATTCTGAAATAAGTCGGAAATATGTTTTCGTGTAAGTTATCTTCTTTTGTGTCCGGAGCAATAGTGATGGCGGTTGTAGCTATTTTAGGGATATTGCTTGATCCATAAAAATCTTCAACTCCTGGTAATCCCCTGTCTTTTCCTTTTTTACGTAGATGCGAGACAAGGATAATTGGTAAATTCCCCCAATCTGTTATATCTTTTACCTGGCGAAGAATTTTAGTTATTTCGCTTATCTCATTTTCATCCTTATCTAAAGAGAAATATTGTAAATGATCTATAATTACTAAATCAATATGAAATTTATTCTCGCCATTTTTACTAAAATTTAATGTATGAAAATCAAGCAATGCGGATAAAAAATTATCTATCTTAAAATCATTCTTAACTGGGAATAAATAAAGATTGTCTTGATATTTTTCTTTATACTTTTCATAAACCTGGGCAGATAATTCCGTTAATCTCTTTTTATCAAGCTGATTAAACATCCATTTACGATAATCCATTTCTATAAATTCATGTTCTTGCCGCTGTTTAAAATATAAATCACATATATCTCGCCATTTCATCCGTTGAATTGCCTCTAAGTGTCCACCCTCAAGATAAAATAAAGCCACTTTCTTTCCGTTTTTGGCATTATGCCGGGCAATATGCAAAACTAATTCACTTTTTCCCGTTCCCGTGTCTGCCCCTATTACTACTAATTCGTTTTTAGCAATAGCCATAAGTGGATCATCTAAAGCCGGTATGCCATAATGACATAGTTTTTTGACATCTATGTTTAAGCGGTTTTCTTCTTCTTCCCGATATGCCTGTTCCCAAGTAAGCCAATCCATTTCTCTACTCATGGAGTCCTCGCTTGTGGTATTGGTTTATAATTAAGCCATTTTTCAAGCGCATCTGGTTTACCACGTTGTTTGCCCAAGCAATAGATAAGATCAAGGTGTTTATGACGCTCCGGCCAGTCATCCTGCACAAAGTTATCTATGGCCTGCTTTAATTGCTCAAGAGTATATCCGTCATTAAGGCGTTGCTCAATGAGATTCTGTGCCGCCGGTGTCATTCTAAAGGTTTTTTTGGTCTTTAAAAGGAAGTAATCAAACACTTCTTGAGTTAAGTTATCTTTCTCTTCTCTTACTCTTCTCTTACTCTTCTCTAATACACACTCTTTTTCATCTTGCTCTACATAAGAAATAAAGTTGTGTAACATTTGTAAAGTCAATGACATAGAGCGTTTCTTGAGATCGAAGCCTTTTTTGACCCAATAAGTGTCAAGATTGGGGAGAGGTTTCTTTGCGCGAAGCTCCAAAAGGATGATTTTTATAAACCTTGCCCAGTCTATTTCGTTGACTATCATTTCTGTGTCAGGATCGCCATCAGCCATATTTATATAAATTTTAGCCCATTGGAGTTCTCTGTCTTTATAGCCCGGATGATATTTTTCAAGGTTTCTAATATGGATATATTGCATTAATCTCTCCTGTTCTTTCTCAAAATAAAAAAAATAAGCCCTGCCAGGAGAGTTGATTAGGCTCTCTTTTCTCCTTTTCAGGAAAACGGCTGGCAGGGTATAAAAATACCCCGAAAGGCTTTCTCGTCGGGGTTTCTTTTAGTTTTAGTTTAATCATTCCGTTTTCCTTTCGTTGAATTTATTTTATCAGAAAACTGCCTTTTGTCAAGAGTTTTTCTTTATCTAAAACATTCCTTGCATTTTTAAAGATTTATGGTATAATACGTTCACAATGGCGCAAGGCACAAGGGAACAACATTATAATGTTAAAATAAAGCCTCTTGGGGTAGCTTTGCGCCTTTTTTAAACTTATGAATATAAACTGCAAGGCGCATATCAAGAAATACCAGGTCAAGTCTTTAGATTGCCTGGATAAAGAGATCAAACTGGAAATCATTGTAACCGAGAATGAAAAGAAACTGCAAGAGATATTACAACAGTTAGCCTTAGTCAAGGCAGATGAGGTAATAGACTTGAGGATTGAGAAATGATTATTGAAGAAACAATCTTCCGTAAGAAGCCGATTTTGGTAATAAAAGACGACGAAGGGAAACGTATTCTTTTCTCAGCCGGGCTAAACAAGGTTAGGGTAGTTTTGGAGAACTTTGATTCTCTTAAATCCTTCTTTGATAAATATAATATTATATCTAAAGATATAATCAAATAATATAAGTTATCATATCAGATCAGATATAAGTCAAAAGCTAAGGGTTTTAGTATTAAGTATATTAAGTAACATAAGTAGTATAAGAGTATTAATAGTAGTAATTATGTAATAGTAATTAATATTATAATAATAGTGAGTTGATTAAAATGATACTAAGGGAAATACAATGGCAGGAAAAAAGAAATCAACATTAGATAGAAATAGTATTCAGTATCTTAAATACAAAGAAATAGCTTTAGATTTTATCAAGCAAGGATATAACAACATCATGGGAATTTATCATAAGTATTATCCTAACGCAAGTCAATCAAGTTTAACTTGTGAGGCTTACAGGCTGTTAGATAATGTTAAATTTCAGGCGGCATTAGAGGAAGTTTGGAGTGAGATTAAGGTAGAAGATTTAGATATAGCAAGAGATGTGATTAGAGTTTTGCATAACATTGCATTAAAAGGCAAGAAAGATTCAGATCGAATCAATGCCGCATCTTGGTTAGGTAAGTCAAAAGGATTGTTCATTGATAAACAAGAAGTAACAGAAGTCAATAAAAATGACAATCAATTTTCTTTGGAACGCTTAAGCAGAATTAAGCAGAATGAAAATTAAAACTATACCAGATATTGTGGATAAAGAAAACAGTAAAAGACGCTCGTCGCTGTCAAGTTAACATTACGCATATTATAGGAAGTTGCGAGATTGATGAATACTAAACAATTTAAGCAGATTCAAGTAATACAGAATAAAATTGATAATGAAAGAGATCAGATTCGTCGGAGAATATCTTCGAGAACGAGGTTACTAATAAGAAGTGAAGACGAGGAGGGCCCCCGGGGGGAGGGGGCAAGGAGATTTTCTATTAAAAATCATAATACCTCTCATCTTAATTTTTTCTCATTTTAGAAATCTATTTTCCGATTTAATTGATAAAAAAATATTTGATATAATTTTGGCAGAAAGATAAATGCCCGAACTCTTAGAACAACCTACTTTAAATCAAATCCACTCTGAAGAAGCTCATCTTATCGGAGAGAATCCCTTTCGTTTGGTTGAACATGGCTTCTTAACTATAAAGACTAAGTCTAAAGGGATGATTCGGCTTTATCCGAATAATATTCAGTTGAAGTTTATTTCTAAGGTTAAGGAACTATTCTTCTCCGGAAAACCCCTAAGGGTAATTGTATTAAAGGCCCGGCAAATGGGAATCTCTACGATTATTGAGGCAATCATCTATGCCTTTGTTTCCCGGATGCAAGGAGTTAATGCCTGTGTGGTAGCTGATGATCTTGATGGGGCGAACTATATTTTTGAGATGCAGAAGTTGTTTCAGGAAAAACTTGATACTCACCTAAAGCCCAAGCCCAAGCATTCAAACGAAAAGAAGTTGGCTTTTCAGAGTTTAAATTCTCAAATAGTGATAGACACCGCGGAGAACCCTAATGTTGGGCGTAAATATACCTTTCAATTTGCGCATTTAACTGAAGTTGGACGCTGGCAGAAGTCTCTGAATGAACTATTAACTGGTCTTGGCCATGCTATCCCAAACGCCATGGGAACTATGGTGTTCTTGGAGTCTACCGCTAAAGGGTATAATGAATTTTATGATCTTTGGGTCAAGGCGATAAATGGTGGGACAGATTGGGTGCCGATATTTCTGGCCTGGTGGGAGTTTCCTGAATATGCGCTTTCTTTAGAGGGCGGAAAGCTATATCCAATAGAAAATATTAAGTTTGTTACGCCTTTAGAAAAAGAGAATTTCTTAAAAGAAGAACAGGAAATCAAGAAAAAATATTCTCTTACCGATGAACAATTGAATTGGCGCAGGTGGGATATTGTCAACAACTGCGGTGGGGACATAAATAAATTCAGGCAGGAAAATCCAGCTTGTTGGGAAGAGGCTTTTGTCGCTACCGGAGATTTATTTTTCAATCGGGAGGCTTTAAAGCTTCAGAAAACACAGAAACCTCTGGCGGTAGGGAATATTATTAAAGAAAATGGCCGGTATATTTTTAGGGAAGATTCAACCGGGTTGTTTAGTATTTTTGAATTCCCGAAACGTGGAGAGCAGTTTGTAGTTGCCGGAGATTCGGCTGAAGGCCTTCCGCATGGAGATAAATCTGCGGCAATAGCCTTAAATAAGCGAACTAACAAAACCGCTTGTTCTTATAACCATAACATTCCCCCGGAGCGCTTTGAAGAGGATTTAATCAAGCTTGGTCATTTTTATAATGAAGCAGTAGTTGCCTGTGAAAACAATGGTTATGGTTACTCTATAAACCAGGGTCTTTATAAAAGATATGGGAAGGTTTACCGTAAGGTTAAGACTTCCACAGGAATTAAAAAACAGACAATGGAGTTAGGATGGAAAACTACATCTATAACCAGGCCGCAGATATTAGCTCAGTTGTCCGAAGAAATAACCGAGGGTTCCACGGATCTCTTGGATATGGAGTTAATTCAGCAGGCTTGGACGTTTATTAATAATCCTAAAGCCGGCAGGCCAGAAGCAGAAAAGGGGAAATGTGATGATTTAATTTTTTCGAGGGCTATTGCCGGGCAAGTAAGATTAGAACAGCCTTATATAGAAAAAATAATGATTCCAGTAAGACGCAAGCATAGAAAAGGATTAAGTGGATACTAAAGGCAACCCATTTAGAGCATACCTAATAGCGCTTATGCCCCTTCAGGGTTGTGATAACTAAGGTTAAAAAACTGCTTTAAATCAAGGGTTGCCTTTAATTACGGGGGATTTATGGTCGAAGAGATAAAAAAAGATGAACCGCAAAAAGAACAACAGAAACCGCAGGAAAGTATTCCTCCGACTGATTTTAAGGTAGCTGAAATATGGATCAGGAATGGTCAACTTATGCTTGACGCTACACCTGAATTCTGGAAAGATAAGTTCAGGGCGCGTGGGCTATTAGCGTATCTTGATGACATTGTCAAAGAAGCAAAAGTTCCCAATGATCGTCCAAAAATCATTCCCGCGAAAGGTTCATTTCTAAATGGATTAAGGAATTTTAAGATTGGAAGGAAACGTTAATATGCCTTTACCGGAAGAGAACAAGGAAGATCAATTAAGAAATTTTATTATTACGCAGGTCGGTGAATCGAAGAATTATCAACAGCCGAGAATAACTGAAGTTAAGGAATACGTCAAGCGCTATGAGGCCAAGCGTTCAATATCAGGGTTGATCGGCTGGGGTGATGATCCGCGGAAATCACCAAAAGATGAACCCTGGGAAGGGTGTTCTGATGTTGGAATTCCCATTGATGCCTTTACGATTGAAGGATTACTTCCAAGGTTTTTGAAAGTTTGTTATGGTTCTAAACCTATTGTTTGGGTAAGAGGAACCGGAGAAAGCGATATTCCCAAAGCGCCAAGCGTCCAAGAGGCGTTAAATTATCAACTTGTTCGGATGATAAAGATTTACCGCAAGATGAAACTTGTTTTTAAGACAGTTACCATGGAGGGTGATTCTTTTGCTAAATGCGTTTGGGAGAAAAAAACCAGGCCGTTTAATAGGGTAGTCAGATACTTACAGAATCCCTTAACGCAGCAAATTATCCTTAATCCGGAGACTAACCAACCTCTTGAAGTAAAAGAAGATTTTATTCTTCAGCCTATTGATGAATTTGGCACTATGCCGGTTATAGTTAAAGATGAAGTTCAGGAAGAAAAAACCATTTACGAAGGGCCGATGATCTATGGCCGGACGATTAAAGAAATCATCATTCCTAAAAATGCAATCAGCCCGGAAATAGAAGAATGGGATTGGATTTGTGATAACTATGAAGTTACTTTTGATTGGCTGTCAAGAAGAGAAGGAGATATTAAAGAAGGAAAATTCAAGAATATAGATAAAATCCGCGATGATATTATTGCTAAAGCTTCAGATCATAATAAGGCAATGCGCGAACCGATAGAGATTTACGAATGGTATGGAAGATATGATATAAATGGAGATGACAAAGACGAAGAAATTGTCGCGTTTGTTTCGCCTAAATATAAAGTTTTGCTTGGTTGGATGTTAAGTCCATTTCCGGTAAGGCCATTTTTCCATTACCAGATTATTCCAATGGAAGGAAAGGCCTTCGGCAAGGGTGTCCCTGAATTCTTGGTGGGCTTAAGGGATATGATAGACGCCGTTTTTAACCAAATGATTGATAGGGGCTCTATCAATAATAACCCGCCAATTATCACGCCACCGGACCATGAGGATGAACTTAATCCTTTCGGTCCAGGAGTTAAATGGAAAACAGAAAATCCAGCTGGATATAAAGTTTTAGAATTGCCTAAATCCGAACAGATAGAATTTGCTAAAATGGAATTTTTGCTTGGCATGGTGCAAAAGCTTTTTGGCGTTATGGATTATGCGGTAGCAGAAACCGGCGGTTTAGCAGGTAACAGAACTGCCTCCGGAATTATGACCGTAGTCGGTGAAGGTAATATAAAGTTTGATGATATGATTCGGGCATTACAGGATGTTAACGAAGATTTATATGATTTTATCGTGAATCTTAATTCTGATAATCTTGATGATAATTTTATTTATCAACTTACGGAACAGCATGGTAATCCATTTAAAACTATAAATAAATCTTATTGGGCTGGTAATTTTGATTTTGAATCAGTCGGTAATTCCATAAATATAAATAGGCAAATTGAACAAGATAGAGCTGTTCTTGCTTACAATACCACTGTTAATTCTTTTGGGAAGAATCCCGCGTTAAATGAACTTACTATGCTTGATGTTACAAAAAATCTTTTTAGTTCAATAGATGTTAGAAATGTTCGTTTAAAGACTGAAGAAGAATTAGCGCAGGAGAAACTTCAGGCTCAACAGATGCAGCAAGCTTTATTAGCAGCGCAAGGGCAGCAACCAGGTAAGGAGAGTTCGGCCAATGTTCCAGCGATGGTTTAAAAAAAAGCAATTAAGACAGGAAAAGATCAAAGAAGCCAGGGAACAATTTGTCTCGTGGCTTGATATTTCCAAAAGCAATGGTTGGAAAACATACCAGGATAAGATCGAGCAAAAGGTTGAGATTATTAAAAATAAGTTTAGCAATGATTTAAGTTTAAACGGGGAAGAGTTAAAAAGATTGCAACTCGCTTTACAGGTTTATAAGGAGATTCAGCGCATACCAAAAGAATTAGAAGATAACGCTAAGAAGGGGGTTTAATAATGCAAATGTATGATATGAGTGAAGAAAGAGAAACCTGCCCTACAACTGTGGGGGAATCAAAAAAAGAAAAGTTTTACCCTTCTACTTACTTATCTTCTAAAAAACTTCCCGATATGGCTAAATATGATGTTGGGGATAAATGCAAGCTTATCTCAGAAGTAAAGGTTATCGGCAAGCGTGAGAAAGAAAACGGAGAAGTGGAACTTGAAGTTGAGACATTGCGTTGTGGAGTTATGAAAGGGAAAGTTTCTAAAGACGAATATATGAAAATGTCTGATGACGAAAAAGACAAGACAGACGAAGAAGAGGTAATGTCAAAAGAATAAAAAAAATTTTAGTTTTAGGAAGTCGCTCTTCCTGAAACCCAATAGTTTCATTAAGCCTGTTACCGTCCGGACGGCGGTAACAGGCTTTTTTATTGGGATATTAAAAACAATCCATAACTCTTTTGAGCGGCAAAAGAAATGGGAAAAAAGGAGTAGTAATGCCAGAACAAGGTTTAACCCAAGATAACGCCCAATCGGGAAATCTGGAAAACCAGGAAGCACAGGGACAACAACAAGGTCAACAAGAGCAAACCAATCAAGCGACCCAACAGCAGATTGATTGGGAGAATGAGAATAATCCGTATAGAAAACGCTATACGGACAGTCAGTCGCAGGTTCAGCCATTGGTAAGGACTTTGCAGCAGTTTGCCGAGTATGACCATACGACTAAGACCTGGAAACCAAAAACCCAAACAGTATCTCAACCTCAAGGGGGAGATGTTGATTTTGAGAAGATACTGGAAGGTTATGATCCGGATTTTAGGAAGGCGTTAAGTGGTTTTACGAGAAAGCAGGTTAACGATGCGATCGCTGAATACAAAAAGGAATCCGCTTTTTTAAGCGAATACAATTCCGGTGTTCAGGAAAGCAGAAGTAAGGCGATCTCCGAATATGGCAGCGAATACAATTTTGCTAAAGACGGCAAAATGAATACTGCAAGTCCGCTCTACCAAATGGCTAACGAAATAATACTCAATAAGTATGCCATTTTTAACCCAGATGGCACGTTTCAGAAATATAACAATGCTGAAGCGGAGTATTTGGCTACTACGGAAGCCTATGCGATTTTGACTAAACGTTCAAAACAACAACCCCAGGGCAAAGAGAAGTTCAATGCCATTAAGGGTCAGGGAACAGGTTCTGCTGCGGTTAAAAGATCGCTTACTTACGCGGAATACAGCAAATTATCCGAAGCGGAAAAAGATGCTTATGATTTATCACAAATCGGAGGGTAACGATGAACAAATTTATTAAAACTCTTTTTGCTACATTGCGTAGCGAAAGAGGCGAAACCCTCTCCAATATGACTTATGCCTCAGGAGCCGGAGTTTTGCAAAATGCCGTTCCAACGTGGTGGGCAGACAGACTTCGTGATGATGCTATAAGGCGTGCGTTTTGGGGGGCAAGGTTTGAGGGGAAGGAAGGTTCCCGCAAACCCATTATCGTTAATGAAGATTTTACCAAGAAACCAGGTGAAACAATTAAGTTCAATGTTGTTTCACAAGTATTCTCTCCTGGTGTAACTGGTGAAACCGCTTTAACCGGTAGTGAGGATAAACTTTCCTTAGGACAATATACCCTGACAGTAGATTGGTTAAGAAACGCGATTGCTTATACCAAGAATCTCGAAAAAAGGGTTAATTTCAATATCGCTCAAACAATCAGAAGCGAATTATCTGATTGGATGAAAAGAAAAATTGACTCCGATATGTTTTCGGCGTTAATTAGCGGTGCAAGCAATATTATCTATGCCGGGGACGCAACAAGTGTGGCAACTTTGGGATCAAACGATCATTTCGGAACAGAGGAAATTGATCGCCTGAAGTTGGCATTGCAGAGAACAGCTATTCCTATCCGCGTTGAAGGTCCTGAAGGCGAGGAAAACGAATATTATGGTGCTGTTATTTCCGAAGTAGATGAATATTGGTTAAAAGGCGATGATGTCTGGAATCAAGCCCAAAGAGATGCCGGTCCCAGGGATTACTCTAAAAACAGGATATTCACTGGTGCTTTAGGTATCTATAACGGGGTAATTCTTTATGTTCATCGTGCAAAGAAATCAGCTCGTAATATCCAAGGTTCTCCTTTAAGGCCAGAAGTAAGGTTATATACAACTATGACCGATTCCAGTAATACGGCAGAATTTGATATTTCCACGACCTTGAAGGACTTAGGGGATTTCTTCTCTTCAACCGGAACTATCACGATTGACAGCGAAGAGATAACCTATACCAGCATAACCGCTGGCACGGGAACCGGATCAACGTATCGTTTTGCCGGTTTGAGCCGTGGTGCAAACGGAACAACTGCCGCCGCACATACCGCAGGAGCGCTAATAACACAGCGTAACGTTGCAAGTGTAATCGGTTTTGGCGCTGAAATTGCGGTTCGTGGTTGGGGGATGAAACCAGTTCCTATTACCCAAGGTTACGACTATCAGTTCCCAGATGGTTCTTCATTTGAGAATGGTCTTGGCGTAGCCGCAGTTTATGGTCAATCGGTAATACAGGATAGCGCTGGCGATGCGCCGAATTATATCTTAATGAAAACCTATGCTGATAACCCAATTAGCGTATAAGGAGGAATAAATGAAAAAGATATTTATTTTAGTCCTTATGGTGCTGGTTGGCATTAGCTTGTTTTCAGGATTGGTTCCTGCAAAGGCCAGTGAGTCCAGAACCATACCGCACAAGTTTCGTGCTTTTACAGAAAGCACGTCGGTTGCACAGGGGATTACCCTCTATCGTATCACAGGCAAAGCTTCTGCCAGTAATGGCGTATTCGGTATTTATAATGCTACCACTCTTGGTGGGGCATCGAATTCCGTTTGTGCCGTTGAAGGTGGCGAAGCGACTTCCGGTGATGCGTTGCCAATGTATGATTTTGGCGATGAAGGGCTGACCCTTAATGCCGGTTCTACAATAGTAATAACTGGTTGCATTGTTGTAATCGAGTATATTTAGTCGGTAAATAGGGGAGAGGGACTAGTTTTCCTCTCCCCTATAACTAACGAGGTGAAGATGAAAAGGTTACTTTTAGCAATGGTTTTAATTTTTGCCTTAGTCGGTTCTTTTGCTTTCGCTGACACAAGGCAAAAACACACGATTGGGGTTTATACGTCATCTACTCTGATCAAAAGAGGAGATGCCAAAGTTTATCGTATAGATTACATCGTTACTTCTAATGGCGGTGGATGGGCGATTTATGACGGTTTATCAGGAGATACAGAAGCAAATGCCAAGACTGAAGGTTCGGAAGCCACGGCTTTAAATGGCAAGCCGTATGATTTTAACGCCGACCCGATAGAGTGTTCAACCGGATTATATCTATGGATTAATAACGCCACGGTAATTGTTACTTACGATTAATGTTTGATATTGCTTTGGGGGTATTTTTATTCTTATCGCCTATTTTTGTTTTATTAGGCAATAACGCCAGGCTGAATGGGATATTCGGAGCATTGCAGTTTCATCAGTTCAAAAGTATATCCCTGGAAAGCTCAATTATCCAACTGCAATTTTTTGAGTATGCGATAGCAGGATTATTCATTGTTGCGCTGGCGAATAATCAACGTAGAAATTTTAAAGATTTAAATTTTTCATTATTATTTGGGGCGTGTGCTTTAAGCGTAATTTTTCATCCAAAAACTTTAAGTTCATTTCCGGTTATTTTTCTTGGGTTCTTGCTTTATTACCTGGTTGTTAAATATGCTAATCGCGTTAAAAGACTATTTTATGTCATTGCAATAGTATCAATCTTAAATACTGTTTTTGCTTTTTTACAGTTCTTTAATAATCCAATATCAAGAATTGATGGGTTAATGGGGTTATCGTCTCATTTGGGAACATACCAGGCTTTGGCCTTCCCAGTTTGCTATTCCATACACCCCTTACTTTCGATCATCCCCCTGATTGGAGTTTTTTTATCAGGATCAGCTACTTCATTAATCGCCTTATCAATCGGGGTCATATATATGTTTTACCATAAAAAAGAAAAAATTTTCATAAACCTTGCTCCAATGGGATTAACTGCAATTCTTGGGATTGCGATTGTTTTAATATCCAGGAATTATTCTCAGGTGTTCAGTAAATTTTTATTAAGGCTTGAATTGTGGGGAGAAGTTTTAAAACAGATATTGAGACATCCTTTTATAGGTTACGGCTTGAATTCCTTTCCAAGTTTATCTCATCAAATTTTTAGCAGGCTGGGGTATTGTGAATGGATTTACAACGAATATTTAAACGTTGCTTTTTGTTTAGGGGTTTTTGCGCTTATTCCTGTTTATGGATTCTTGAAAGATAAATTTAATAATGTCGGTTTAGGGATAAATAGATATATTGCCGCAAGTTGCTTGATAGCTTCAATAATCTGCATAGCTCAACCTTCATTAAATTTCGCGCGATTGGCTGGAACGATAATTCCATTATTTGCATTTTTGGAGATATTAAAAAGAAAGGAGAATCTTAAATGTTGATTCGTTATACAGGGGGTAGAAGCCATTACAGGGTTTCGTATAATAGACAACCATATTTCTTTACTTTAGAAAATAACCGCACTCTTGATATTCAGGAAAAAGAGGTAATCAACTACATATTCAAATTACCCAATAGGGGAGAATTTGAAGTTGTGGTTAATGAACCGGTTCAGCAGGAAAAAGAAATTGTTATTCCAGAAAAAGAGACGGAACAAAAAATAGATAAACCAGAAATCGCAGTTCATAAAAAAAGAGGGCGTCCGAAAAAAGGAGACAAATAATGGATAGGAAGAAATTCAGTTCAGTTATGGATGAGGCAATAAATCAACTGGAAAAAGAAGTCCGGGTATTAAAAACCCAACAGGCAAACCTTGCGATTAATGTTAAAAATCTTGAAGGGGTAAGAAATAAGCTTTCTAAAGAAATTTACGATTTAGAAGTAAAACGTGATTTAATCATTAAAGAAACAGAAGATAAGAAAACTGCGATTATAAAGATGGCGCAGGATAAACTTGATAAGGCTACTGCTAAAGATACCGAAGCTTCAAATAAACTTTCGGAGTTTAATCAGAAGCAAAGGGAAGCGGAAAATATTATCAAATCAAATAATGGGTTGAAAGATAACTTATTAAAACAGCAAGTTGATTTGGATAATAAGATCAAGAAAATTGAAGCACTGACTAAATTAAGCCAGGAAACATTAAAAAATTTGTGAGGTGCTAAGTGGCAACTTATGGTCTTGAGTTTAGTGATATTTATGGACGTATTAAAGATTATGCCAATATAAACAATGTAGTTAACGCTGATACTAAAGCAAAGAAAGCCGCTAATGATGCCTTGCGCTTGATTTCTACATTGCGGAATTGGGAAATATTAAAACGTGAATCAACGATTACTCCAGTTGCTTCAACTCAAGCTTATACTTTAGCGAGTAACTTTGATCATATTATTTCTTGTTGGTATGTTTCTAATGGGTTAAGAATACCAATAGACGTTGTTGACGATGATCATTGGAATAAAGACAGTGATAATGATTTCGACGGAACTCCCGAAATATGCAGGATCACAAAAGCCGACGGAACATTAAAAATAGAATTTTCCCCGCGCCCCTCTGCCGCTTTTATCAGCTTATATACAAATATCCCTTATGACTATATAAAGAAACCTACTGAATTATCAGCTGATACCGACGTTCCTGAAATACCCGATACTTCTCAACAGATGGCGATTGTGTATTTGGCGGTTTCTGATTTGTTGGGAAAGCAAGGGGATTTGAATGGTATGGCTTCGTGGGAAGCTAAGGCAATACGGATTTTAAATACTGCCCATAAGATTGATGATAAAAAACAAGGCAGAAGTCCTCGTCTTGGGAGACCTTTAATAGCAATTGGTTCTACAAGAATCTCAAGAATAACCGACTATAAAGAATGATACGTCAAGCGATAGCCGTAATCAATGACTTTTCTGGGGGACAGGACACTAAAACCCCTATTGTCTCTATGGGTTTAAATAAAAGCCCTAACATGAGGAATTTTCATTGTGCCGGTGTAAAAGAACGGCTTATGAAAAGGGGGGGATTCGCGAAGTTAAATTCTTCACAAATAGATACTGATGATCTTGATGTTCATTATTCTCCCGGTTATCAGACACATGATTACGCCTTGCGTGATACGGCGGACAGGACAGAAATTTCACAAGGGTTCAAATGCGCCACTTCCTCAACAGTAACAAAGGTAAGGCTTTGGCTTAAAAAAACAGGAACCCCTGCTGGGACTGATACCGTGACTTTGGAGATCCAAACGGATTCTTCGGGAGTGCCTTCCGGAGTTGCGGTTACTGATGGCACCGCTACCGCAGTTGATATTTCCGATACTTTAACTACAAGTTACGCCTGGGTAACTTTTACTTTTGCCTCTAATCCCACCTTAACAGCCGGAACACAGTATCATTTAGTTTTGCAGGGGGCCTTTACGATTAGCAATGTCAATTATGTTCTTTGGGGAGTTGACCATTATGATGTTGTTTATCCAGACGGATTATTCAGCAAAAATGATGGGGTTATCTGGACTAATGATGAAAATTATATCGGTTGCTTTGAGGTTTATATAACTGGTGGCAGTCAAGGAAATATTGGAGTTTCCTTATTTGATTTTTCATCTAAGGGGATGCTTTTAGGGTTTTTTGGAACAAGTTTGTATAAGATGAATAAAAATTCTGCAAGCACTCCAGATGGAATATGGATTCCTATTAGCAACTATTCTGAATTTGATTATATGGAATACGCTTCTCACGCTTTGGCACAAATGGCATATGTGAGTGACGATACGGGAAACTCTGAATATATCACTCAAAGTTCTGATGGAAGCGCAACGACAGGCTTGGGAGATGTATCCGGTGCTGAATGGAGAATAGCGCAAACCTTTACTTTAACCGAGACAATGTTAATAACCGGAGTATCCTTTTCCTTTGGGGCTAATAATGGCGCTCCAGCTGGAAATGTTACAGCAAGAATTGAAACTTTAGACGGCAGCGGGGATCCGTCAGGATCACTTGCCGACGCTAACCTTACAAAAGCAATTTCTCCTACTCCGAGCGACTGGAACGATTTTACTTTTACCACTCCGGCTGTTCTTGCTGCTGGAAGTTATGCCATAAAATTAAACTGCGACAATCAGACTACCGACAATTATTGGACTATTAACCGTGTTACTCCTTCGGCGTATTCAGGAGGATTGCTTGATTATTATAATGGGTCTTCGTGGAATAAACTTTCAGGCTATGACAACACATTTAAGATTTATACGGCTGCTTTGCAATGTTTTTCAGAATCTACGATTAAAAATCAAGGTAATTACTCGTTGAAAGTATTGGCAATGGAAACTGATAGTTTAAATGATACTCTTACCAGGACGATAGGTTCGCCGATAGACCTTTCAGGAAGAGATGAAATTAAATTTGATATTTACGCCTCACGCACTGGTGCAAATATCAAGATAGGCATACATGATTCTGGAGGGACAACTTCTGAAAAGACTTATACCGTGATTGCGTCGAATACATGGGAAACCGTCACCTGGGATATATCGGCCGTAGCAGATGCGGATAAAGACGCCATAGACAGCATTATAATCACAATCCTTAATGCCGACGCAGATAACACTTTTTATATTGATAATTTTAGAATAACCCTTAATGGGGGTTTGACTTCTTCACGCTTTTGGACATTTGGTGATTGGCAATCAGGAACGGCTTTAATAAATACGGATATAGGGCTTTATTCTTACACAGGAACTGGCGATCTTTCTATTGTTAGCGCAGCGCCGTTGGGCAAGTTTATGACAATTTGGAGAAATTATGTTTTTATTGTTGGAGTCAGGGCTTCGCCTAACACGGTAAGATATTCAGATTTATCTGATTATACTACCTGGACAGCAAGCAATACTCTTAATTTCGATACCAACGACGGAGATATTATAACTGGTATAAGAATGTTAAAAGGGAAACTTTTTGTTTTTAAAAGATACTCTGTCCATAGGATAACCTATTTAGGTTCTAATCCTACATTTCAGGTTGATCCAATTCTTGGGATTGGTTCTCCTTCTCACTATACAATCAAAGAAGTGGACATGGGGGGAGAATTAGGTTCGGTTTTGGTATTTCTTACTACTGATAAAAAGTTAGCAATTTTTGACGGGTATAATGTTCAGATTTTAAATGATAATCTTACTGAAGAAAGTAATGATTTATTTGCTTCTGCCGATGATCAGCCGATAAGTTTTTCCGATATGAATTTGACTTATGCTGATCTATTCCATGCCGTAGTTAAACATGATAGTTATGAATATATTCTATATTGTGTTTTAGGTAGTGATACCACGGTGGGGTATGCCTTTGTTTTAGATTATAAGACAGGCGGTATATATCCTTATGATAATCAGGTATTTGCAAGTTCATGCTATGTCATGTCAACCAACAAAACTAAAATTCCCTATGCTTCCGGATATACCGGATATACCTGGCAGTTAGAAAGCGGGGATTCTGATGACGGTTCTGATATAAACTCTTATTGGGTGTCTGGAAAGATTAAACCAGCTTTAGTTAGTTTATTAACTAAGGCTTTACAATTAGGGGTAAATTTAAAAGAGATTACATCAGCTTCAACCTTGAATCTTTCTTTTCAGTTTAGAATTGATTGGAATGTGTCTTGGACAACTGCTGAAAATTTTAATTACGACCATAACGATGAACTTGCTTTTGGTAAAACAGCATTATTTGATATAGGAACAATAAATAATATGTTGCAAATAAAGATAAAAGATGATTCGAGTAATCCTGCTCCGACACTATACGGAATTGATTTATATGGTCAACAAACAGGGCTATCCGTAGGAGATCGTGCAGTGGCTTAAAGGGAGATGTAAATTTGAAGGTAGTGGAATATAGTTTTTCAAATAAACTTCGTCAAGAAACAGATTTTATGGATTTCTTTTACAATGTTATGAATATCCTCAATCTGGGGCGTTATCAGATGAGGATAATTACTTCTGTTCCTACTTGGACAGGAGAGGGGGGAGAACATCTTTTATATATATCAGGAACAATCAGACGGTTGTATTGGTATGACGATATAAATTCAACCTGGCAATATAAACAATGGAATATCCCTATTTCCTTGACCGGACAAACTGGGGATATCGGGGTTACGACAATTTATACTCCTGCGGTAGCTGGATTGTTCAGGGTAAATGTCTATATGATTTGCACGACTGCTGGAACAGGGACGCTTTCCTGCACAATTGGCTGGACCGACGCCGTAGGCGCAAAGACAGTTAAACCAACCGCAGATGTTGACTTATCTTCAACTGCCAATGGCGCAACAGGGGTATCTTTTATCAGTTCGGGCGTTGCTGCGATTACTTATCAAACGGCAATAGCAGGAAAAGCAGGCAACCCTCAATATGCACTTTATATAGTTTTAGAGGATTTATCTTAATGAATAACTTAATTCATAATCCATACTATCGGGAAATGTTAAGGCGTAATCGGCTATTGCCTATTTTTGTAAAAGGCAAAATAAAATGTATTGTTACCTATTTCATCGGCAATGGCGATGTTGATAAATATGTCAGAAGTGATCCATGGAGTATAGTAGATGATGAACCTAATACTGGAAATACTTGTTATATTGATCAACTCATAAGCGATCACGAAATCAATCATAAGTATAGTAAGCCGGTTTGGAATATTTTAATAACTCATATTAAGGAAAATTATCCACAAGTCAAACAACTTCGGTGGAATAGATTTAAAAACGGAATTGTCAAAACTTATAAAAAGGAGATGAGGTAATGAACGCCACAAAAGAAATGCAGCCGACTTATAAAATTTTTGTAGTTGATGATGATGATTTCGATAATCTGCATAAAGATTTGCCTTATATGACTAAGGAGAAATTGAAGGATTCTATGGGGTTTGCTAATCCTAAAACTATGGAGGCTTATGTCAGAAAGACCGGAGTTGCAGAGATTGATGATATTACAATGGAACATGAATTTCAGGAACTCTTGGCAAAGACCAGCCCGGATGAAATTGATGGAATTCGCTATAAAAAAGTATTTAAGGATATTATTGCTCCTTATATATTGCCTGTTGTCGGAGCATTGCTTGGTGGACCCGCAGGAGCTTCCCTGGGAATAGGATCAACTGTTGGTTCTGCTTTAGGTGGGGCAGCGGCAAGCGCAGCAGGGCAATATGGAACGACTGGTAAGGTTTCAGCATTACCGACCATATTGGGTGGTTTAGGTGGCGGAACATTAGGGGCCGGAATGTCCGGGGGGATTGCCGCTTCAAAGGCTGCCGGTGGTGGATTCTTAGGACAGACATTAAGTGGAATACAAAGTGCAGTAGGGATGACACCAGGAGCCGCAAAAGGTCAAGTTTATCCTGCTGGCACTCCTGTTGGGGTAACAAACACGGGAATCGCCAGTCAATTCCCAGGTAGTTCTGTATCAGGATTGGTAGCTGCTCCATTAAGTGCGGCCCCTCAAACTTTAGGGATAGGTCAATCAGTTTTAGGTTCTGCTTTTGGATCTGCAATAGGTTCTTCATTGTCTAAAACACCGCAAGTATTAAATCAAGGTTCGGGTGGTGCTATTAGAACTACCGGAACAGGAATAGGCGGAACACAAACTACTTCAGGTATTATGTCAGGAATCGGAAAACTTGCCACTCCTCAAAACATTTTAGGTGCAGCAACTCTCGGTTCTTCATTATTACCTAAAACTCCAGAATTTAAAATGCCAAGCTATGTATCTGATTTACAAAGTAAGTTAATGGCGGGGCAAACTCTTTCACCTTTAGGGCAACAAGCAAGATCGGAACTCTCAAGTATATTGAGTTCAACGCCTCAAGAGTTATATCCGACTGCCAATAATGCTTACTATGATGCTGCCTTAAGGAGAACAAGAACCGCCTATGAGGAAGCGCAGAAGAACTTAGACGCCGCATATAACGTTGCCGGTGTCTATGGATCGGGTGAGCATTTAGCGGCAAAAGCTAAACTACAACAACAGCTTACCAACGCCGAATCTGATCTTTACGCTCAAACTGAACAGAGGAACTTTGAGTTAGCAAGGACAGAAAAATATAATGCAATACAGACTGCTCTTGGGGTTGATGCCGCCACAATGGATGATATTGTAGGTTTGACTGGTTTGGATGTTCAAGCCGCGGCTATGGCTTATGGTGCTGATGCCGCAGATGTTCAAGCTATTCGAGACGCATTAGGAACAGCAGGTATTGAATTATTATTAAGAGGAAAAACTGGAACTGGGACACAAACAGGTGGGGCTGGAGTTATCAGTTAAGGAAATATTTATTTAAAAAATTTTACTGACATACTCTAATAAAAGTCAAGAAAAATGAGGTGATTAATGGCTAACTGGCAGAATGTTCAACAAGGATTAGTTTCCGGTTTTCAGGTAGGGCAAGCCACGGGTGGTAAATTATCCGGTGTAGGCATGGCATTAAAGAAGGTTGCCAATAGTCTAAAAGAACGACGAGAGACAGGAGAAGCATTAGAAACTAAAAGAAATATTTTAGGTATGGAAGAAGCCTCTAAGTTGAGATTGCAAGGACAAGAACTTGAAGGCAAAGAAAAATTATTAGAAAAAGAGGCATCTTTATCACCTAAAGAATGGAAGCCGCAAACGCAAGAAGAAGCATTGGAATTTGAAAGTTCAAAAGCAGGTTTAAAAAAAGGTTTAACTCTTTCTAACGCTCTTGGTATTCTTTCAGATCCAATGAAAGCAAGCCAAATTAAGAGAACATACCCTAATTTATACAAAGAAGCGGAAAATGTCGTAAAAGAAAATTTAGGAGAGGAAGTCTTAGCGGGAATAATTCCAACCGCTAAACTTCCTGGTAAGGTTAAAGGAAAATTACCGAATAAAATTGTTCCTGAAACTGAAGACATAATGGATACTAACTGGTAAAAGTAAAATATGTCCACTTGGAGAGAAATTATTCAGGATGAAAATTATCAGAAACTTCCTTTAGGGGAAAAGGTAAAAACAAAGAATGAGTTTTTTAAATATACCATTTCCCAAAGTGAGAAGTTTAAAACTCTGCCTATTGAAAAACAAACCAGCATAAAAAAGGATTTTTTCACTCCTAAAGCTGAAGAAAACCTTGTGCCATTTTCAGAAGAAAAGCCTACTCTTATGGGGATAGCCCAGAGATCTAAAGAGGAATTTCAGACTAAATCCCCATTTGTTTTATTAGATCAGCCAGTAGAACAAGTAGCCCAGATGATAGAACCCAAGACTGCTCAAGAGGGTATAATGGGGGCATTAAAATTTATCCCTCGACAAATGGCGGCAGAAACGCTTAGGGCATATAAACCGTCAACTGCCGGTGCTTTTGGGGTAGGAATGAAAGTAGCGAAACCAGTATTAAAGCCAATCTTGAAGCCAGCCGGTAAATTTATTGCAAGAAAACTTCCCACGGGAATAAAAAACATATTACTTAAAGAATTAACTGTTGGTAAAGGACAACCACAAGCATATCAGGAATTAGCAAGACAAGCAGAACTTGAACGCGGTATTGGAGCAAGAGAAGCAGAAGCAGTTGCCAAAACATTGACTACCAAGCCTACTGGACAGATATTGACAGGAGAAGAACAAAGATATATGGGGCGTATTTTTAGAAAAGAGGTAATTGAAAGTTCTGCGTTAAAAATACATCCTAAATACCAGGAATTAAAATCTATTTCCGATGAAGGCCGTGTTATTATGGATAAATGGTCAACTGAACTTGCTAAGAGTGGAATCCCGAAGGAGCAGGCAAAAGCGGCTATTGAGGAGAATGTCGGTAGTTATATGGCAAGGATGTATAGAACAAAACTTAAACCGCAAGAGGGCGGAATTGTGGCATTAAAAAACTTAAGATTACGTCTTGGTGGGCTTAAGCATAGGAAAGATTTAAGCGAAGAAGTCCGCAACCTAATGGGGGAGATTAAAGAACCGGCTTTACCTACGGCTATTAGAGTAAAAGAAATATCTGCAAATATAGCTAATAATAAACTTTTTAGCAAGGTAGCCCAAAATCCTGAATGGGTGGCGGATAAGAATATCACGGGAAACTTAATAAAAATGCCCGATAGCGTTTCGGTAGGATCGTTAAGAGGTAAATTTGTTATTCCAGAAATAGCCGAAGATATTAATGCCATTACTAAGATTGGTCAACAATCACAGGGGATATACTTGAAAGCGTTAAGTGCGTGGAAATTTGGTAAGGTAGTCTTGAATCCTGCGGCACAAGCGAGAAATGCTCTTTCAAATACCATACTTCTTGATTTAAGTGGAACTAATCATTTGCGCCAAGCGCAGTTATTCCCTAAAGCATTCAATGAAATTATATCAAATGGTAAAATTTATCAACAAGCTTTGAATGATGGTGCAATAGGCGGAGAGTTCGCAGGAACAGAAACAATGCGTAAATTAAAAGACATTTATGTTCAGTCGCAAGAAACTAATCTGCAAAGGTGGATGAAAATAGCGGGAACTCCATTTAGAAAATCCGGAGAATTATATCAAGGAATGGAACAAGCTGGGAAAATTGTTAAGTATATGGATGTCTTAGAGAAGACTGGGAATAGGCAATTAGCGGCTCAAGAGGCGCAAAAATGGTTATTCAATTATGATAAGGTCCCAAAATTCATTGATTGGGCAAGAAAATCTCCTATCGGAGCTCCATTCATAACTTTTACATATAAGGCAATACCCAGGATCGCTGAATCTATGGTTAATCGCCCAATGACAGTCTATAAATATAAAGCATTATTTGATAGCATTAATGAAACTTCCCGTAAATATCAAGGGATGTCTCCGGTAGAATATTCAAGGCAAAAGAAACTTCTTCCTCCTTGGGTATTAAAGGATATTGGCGGAATTCCCACAAATTTACTATTACCATGGAAAGATAAGTATGGTCGGACACAATGGCTAAACTTGGAGTATATCTTACCTGTCGGTCAGGCTCCCGAAATGGCAGAAAGGGGATTAGCTGGTTTTGTTAGTAGCCCTGCGTTTAATATGGTGGCAGATATTGTTAAGAATACCGATTTTAAAAATACCCAAATTATTCCTCCAGAAGCTACAAAGGCAGAAGCCGCCAAAGCAATCGCAGAATATATTTATAGGCAAATAGTTCCAAGTTTAGCTCCTGGAGGATATTCAGCAGAAAAAATAAGAGCTGGGCTTTCCAAAGAACCGGAAAAGTTTAATCCCGCAAGAACAAGAGAGGCTCTCCCTGCATTATTAGATACCTTAGTGGGAATCAAAATAAATTCTTTAGACGTAGAAGAAGCTGAACAGTTTAAATGGTGGAATAAGAAAAAGCGCGTTGATGCTTTAAATCAGGAATTTTATAGACTTATAAATAATCCTATTCTCAAAGAAGAATTTAGGGAAAAAAAGATAGAGGATATTTTTAATAAAAAAGAAAAGATTTTGGAGGAATAACTAAATGATAGACGCACGTCAACATATAATCGGGAAATATATTCCTTTTAATTTTGAAACAATCACAGTTACCAATGGCGCAATAGGATTAACGGCGAGTATACTTTCGGATGATCCAAAACCTAAAAGAGCATTTCTTACGTTTGAAACTGCACAATGTCGGATAAGAATGGATGGCACGGCTCCAACTTCCACGGTAGGACATTTATATAACCCTACACAGTCTTTATTATTGGAAGGGTATTCTCAATTGAATAATTTTAAAGCCATAAGAACAGGAGATAATAGTGCAAAGATTCAAGTTACTTATCTTAGGTAGTCTTTTATTATTATCCTTTAATCTTTCTTTTGCTCAAGAAAGTTCAGAAGGAATACAAACTTGGCTTGAAGAAGAAGATGGTTCTCCTTCTGTAATTGCTTATAAGATCAAAGTTACGAACGCATCCCTCACCGATAATGCCGATGGAACTGCTTCATTGTCTATTTCAGGTGGCTCCGTCTCCGACACCGCCTACGACGCTTCCACCTGGGATGGCGTAACTGATGTCGCCCCTTCCAAGAATGCAGTAAGGGATAAAATAGAATCTCTTGCCGGTGGCCACGACGCCGTAACTCTTGACGCAAACGCCGATACCCTTTTATCCTTATCTACCCAGGAATTGGGACTTGATACCCAAGCGGCAAATAAGATTTTTGGCGGCCCTGCGGCAGGGGCGGCTGCTGTTCCTACTTTCCGCGCTCTTGTGGATGATGATATTCCAGATAACATTACCATTACCGAAACTGACCCTAACGCTTTACTTTTAGACCAAACTGCTCCACAAGACATTATAAATGGAAGCCCTAATTTTCTTGTTGGCATTGATGTAGGTTCAACGGGGCAATTAGGAATAGACAGCTCTGGCAACCTCACCACCACAGGAACAATCCAAGCCGAACATTTAAAGACTACTGATGATTTGGAAGTAGCAAACGATATTCTTTTGGGTTCAGGAAGCGTAATAAATTTTAATAGTGGAAATGCCACAATTACTCATTCCGATGGGGCATTGACTTTTAATGTGTTTCCAGTTACCCCTTCTGCCGCCCCCGACGCTGATTATGAAGTGGCTAATAAGAAATATGTTGATGATAATATTGCTGGTGGTGGTGCCACAAAAGCCCTTGATAATCTTACTTCCGTTGCAATCAATACATCCCTCGTATCTGATACCGCTGACACAGATGATTTAGGTTCGACTACTAAAGAATGGGCTAATCTTTATATGGGCGATGTAGGGAAGATTTATTTAGGGTTAGGACAAGATACATCAATAAATAGAAGTGCGGCGAATGAGTTGACAATTACAGCTTCAAGCGGAGTAAAATCCACGACTTTCATAGGGGCCTTGACCGGCAATGTTAACGGCAATGTCTCTGGCTCATCCGGCTCTTGCACAGGAAACGCTGCCACGGCAACCCTGGCTTCTACCATAACCACAACTGACAATGAGAACACGGCAGAGAATAACCTGATCCCCTTTGTGGCAGATGCCGCAGGGCCAGGCAGTAGCGCCTTAGAGACAGACGGGGATTTCTATTACAACCCTTCTACCGGCAAGATAACCGCTACGGGCTTCGTAGGGTCGCTAACCGGCAACGCCGATACAGTTACTAACGCCACTCTAACTACCGCCTTAACCGTAAATACAGGCACAGTTACCCTTACAGGTAATGTAGCAAATGATTCTGTTTTAACGATAGGCTCTGGTGCAGTAGGCGTATCAGGCTCTAATACAGGCGACCAAACGATAACTCTTACAGGAGATGTTACGGGTGCTGGTTCGGGGAGTTTTGCCGCTACGATAGCCAATGACGCTGTTACTTATGCCAAGATGCAGAATGTATCGGCTACCGATAAAATTTTAGGGCGTTCTTCTGCTGGGGCTGGCGATGTGGAAGAAATTACTTGCACTTCGGCTGGCAGAGCAATATTAGACGATGAAGACGCTCCGGCTCAAAGAACAACTCTTGGATTAGTAATAGGCACAAATGTTCTTGCTCCCAATGGAGACGGTGCTAACTTAACAAATGTTTTGCATAATATAGTAGAGGATACCATGCCGCAACTGGGGGGAGCTTTAGACGGGCAAGGAAATGACCTAAATAATTTAGGTGTGATATTTCTTACGGAACAAGCGTCCGCCGAAGCTGATGTTGCCGGAAAAGGACAGATATGGGTAAAGACTGCTACTCCAAACGAGTTATACTTCACAGATGACGCAGGGACAGACGCAAGGGTAGTTGTAGCAGGTGGGGCTTTTCATGACGGCTTCTCTGACTTTGTGGCAAACGAGCATATAGACTGGACTAATGCTTCAAGTGCTTTTTCAACTTCCAGCACAATATCCTCCTCTGGGCTTACCGCTTCAGAAATTTTAGCAACAGACGCAGATAAAAAACTGTCATCTCTGGCAGTAGAGACTTATCCTTCATTGACAGAGTTATCTTATGTCAAAGGCGTATCAAGCGCGATTCAGACGCAGTTAGGGAATAAACTGGAAAGCAGTGATAATATTGTCAAGCAAATGGCGATCCATTTTACTTTAGATGGCAGCGGGTCTGCCATTACCACAGGAGCGAAATCCTGGGTAAGAGTTCCTTTTGCCTGCACGCTTACAGGATGGGAATTGACCGTTGATACTTCTGCTACAATTACCATAGACGTCTGGAAAGATACCTACGCTAATTACCCTCCTGACAACGCAGACGCTATGCCAGGCGCAGAAAAAGAACCGGCGATTACGGCGGCAATAAAAGCGCAGGATACCGATATTACCGACTGGACTACCGATGATATTGCGGCAGGGGATTACATAAAGATAAATGTTGACGCAAATGACAATGCCACAAAAGCGTATTTAACACTCTACGGGAATAAAACTTAAATGAAAAAGACTCTCTCTCTGATAGTATTTTTATTTTTAATGACCAGGACTGTTTTTGCCGCATTTACTCCTACCCTCGACTTGATGGAGTATTCTTCCAATGCCTTAGCTCAAGCTGCATATGTTAGTAGTAATCCGAGTGATAATGTTACGTTGATTGACCAATCATCCGATGGTAGTGGAATTACAGGAATTGGTGATGTTTCTGATGCCGAGTTTAGAATAGCGCAAAGTTTTACTTTAACAGAAGAAACTATTATTAGCGGAGTATCTTTTTCTTTTGGAGCAAATTCTGGGTCTCCATCTGGAAATGTTACTGCTAAAATCGAAACAGATACAATAGGAGATGGTTCTGGGAATCCATCTGGCACTTTAGCACACGCTAATTTTACAAAAGCAATTACACCAACCGCAAGCCAATGGAATGATTTTATTTTTTCTACGCCAACAGCGTTAGCAGCAGGAACTTATTGGATTAGATTATATTGTGATAATCAAACTACAAATAATTATTGGTCAATTAATAGAGTTACTCCATCTGCATATGCTGGTGGGATTTTAAATTTTTACAATGGAAGTGCGTGGAATCGATTACCAACTTATGATAATACATTTAAAGTTTATTCGGTTGATACAGTTTTACAATGTTATTCTGAAGATACAATTAAAACACAAGGTTCATATTCTTTAAAAGGAATAGCCAAGCAAACAAACAGCCTCAATGAAACGCTTACCCGCACAGTTTCCCCGACGATAGATTTAAGCAATCAGACTTCTTGGAAATTTTATATTTATTCCGCAAGCCGGACAGGAAGCAATGTAAAAGTAGGCATAAAAGACAGCGGAGGGACATCCACGGAAGTAACGCCTAATATATCTTCAACAGGGGCTTGGCAGTTGGTTGATACGAATATATCGGGAGTTTCAAATGCCAATAAGGATGTAATCAATGAAATAAAAATAACCATAACCAACGCCGACGCGGATAATACATTTTACCTGGAATAAGATCGGAAAAGCGTC